CCGAGGATATCCGGGCTATAGCTGTCGGGCTGCTGGGCGGCCTGGATACCGCCGGCGCTGTTGATCAGGTCAATGGTAGTCCAGGGCCCTTTACGACCCAGGAACAGCTTGATGCCCTGCGCGCGCATGGTCCGCTCCACGTCGGAGCGCCGGGAGTATCCGGTGATGCGCTGCAGGTCCTCGAACTCAAGAATCTGTGCGTTGCTCATCGAGCACCTCATTGTGCCGCGCTACGTTTCCGCGACTGTCATTACGTGGCGCGACTAGCTTCCGCGCGCATGCGGCAGGGCGGGCGTGGCGCTAAATACACTGTCCTGAACTTCGCTTCCAGCGCGCGCAAGGAACTCAACTTCGACTCGGGCGCTATCGACAATCACCTTCGCCACACTGCTGACCGCTTCGGCCTTTTTTACGGCAAGATCAATAGTCTCAGGAGTTGCATCGGATAGGTTTTCGAGAGCCACGAAAAGATGGTTTCGCAGGTCGGAGAGTTTGTTCTTCACTGTTTTTTCCTCTTGATGGTTTTCTTTATCTCGTTCCTCAGAAATAGAACTTCAACTAGCTCTTCTGGCAGGTTTCGATAATTCTTGTTTCTCTTAAGTTGGTGCTCTGCTTTACTTCTAATGCAAAGGTTTTCAATGTCTACGTTACTTGCATTCCCGTCCTTTGCAGCAACTATCATCCCATCAGGTACAGGTCCGTTTTTTAGCTCCCATACGTAGACGTGTAGCGGCTTCCAAACATCCGGCTGCGCGATTTTTATCCGTGACCACTTGCCCTTTTTGTGTATGGAGCCAATTGGTTTGCTTTCGAAAACATTCGACCCGCCACTTCTTCTGCATGCATCCATTTTCTCTAGCTGGAGCTTGCTCATATAATCAGGGTCTTTGAAATAACCTAACCCCCGCGCACGCTGGCGAATGGCCGATGCGGTTCGGCCTGGAAAAATTCCAGAAAGCTCTTCCGGGCTTGAAGTTGCATAGACTCGCGACAACTTCTCGTCGTCGCTCGCAGACCATCTGGCCACTGATTCAGCCCGCCGATACTTTCGACATAAAGCGGAATCCGTCTCGAATGTCCTGCGGAGCAAGAACGCCGCTAACTTTCACGTGGCGTAACGCCACCGAGAGAAACTCAAGAACCTCGGCGTCGGTCCAGTGCTCCGGGCTCGCCGAAGCATACGAGATGCGAATATTCCAGGCCTTTGCGGCCTCACCTGCGGAGGTGTGAAGGCAGGTTTGGCCGTCGACGCCGTAGCACTTCGTGCACTGGATCCAGAACTGGCAGTCGTGCTGCAGCTCCTGCGGTTCGCCACCACAGTGCGGGCACGGGAGCAGGGTGGGCTCGTTCACTTCATCACCTCCGGCTTGCGCTCCACGACCCTGCTGGAGCCATCCTGACCGTGCACCACCAGCGCTGGCGCCTGGCGAACAACCGTGCCGTTCGGCTGCATCCTGTGAGTGGGCATGCCATGGAATGGGCCGCCGGGCGCGAAAGGGTCCGGCAGCTTGTCGCTGTTCCTGGCCATCCAGTCCGTCATGTAGATCATGACGACCGCAGAGAGCGGGCCCATCTCGAACCAGAACCCACTCTTGTCGGCCTGCTGGCGGTATGTGGCGCTGTCTTCGTAGCGGTCCGTGAAGAGCAGCCCGACCAGCCCGCCCTCTTCGTACCTGATTGCGGCCTTCTCACGGTGGGCCGGGTTGATGCACAGCACATCGGCGACCAACTCGAAAGCGGTCTCACCCAGCCTCTCGAGATCGGCTCGCACTATGTGCTCTCCGATGAGCATGAGCTGGTCGCGATAGGCGCGAAGCATCTCCTTGTTCACCAGGGCTATCCGCTCGATACGGGCCTCGGTAAATGGCATGCCCTTGCGAAGCTTCCTGATCTTCTGCACAGACTCCAGCGACATCGAATCGCGGTCTTGAATCATGGCTCGGACCAACCGCCGGAGGATGATCAGTCTCGTCAACTCCGAGATCCCCGTATCCGCAGACCTGTCCAGCAGTAGCTTGGTGCGTTCTTCAGCGTTCAGCATGCGGAACCTCCTGCCTGCACCCCGGCGAGTTCAATCGCGAGATCGGAGGTGCGCCCATAGAAACGCCCCGCGTCCTCGTTGATGAAGCGCTCGAGGATCGCCTGCACCTGATCGGCGGTGTGCCGCACGACGGGGATGTGCCCGACAATGCTGCCGCTGCCGGCCAGGTCCTTCGCGTTGGGCTCACGGATGATCGGGAGGGACTTGACCGGCCGCACCCATTTCTCCTTGAAAGCCCAGTTCGTGGAAGGCGTGCACCAGGGGAGCAGGTGCAGGCACCAGGCGCTACCGGCGGCCTTCTGCGTGCTCGACCAATACTCCGCAGAGCAGCTTGCCCCGCTGAAGGCCTGGTCGCCGAAGCGCTGGAAGCGCTCAACCTGCAGCAGGTTGACCTGCAGGACCAGCAGCTCGTCTCGCGCCGGTATGTGCCATCCGATCTGGCCGCCGATGACCATCCCAAGAACGCGGGAGGCTATCGCGCTTCCGGCCTCGGCCATGGCTTGCGTGTTGGCCTGCCCGTCTATGTAGCTCTCAGCCGCTCGGACGTTGACCCGCGGCCCGGGGCGATCCCACCATTGGGCAGGTAACTCCAACTCGCGCGGCGCGACCACCAGGGCGCGCTCCTCGCCGTGTAGGTAATAGCGGCCCGCGTAGTAGCCGCCTTGCATGGCCTGGCCCAGGCCTGGGAGTTCGCGCTCAGCGACCAGCTTGATGTGCGGAGCCCTCATAGCCGGAACCCCTGCTGCTGAAGCTCTGGCGCGGCGGGGTAGCTGGAGTCGGTCACCTCCGGCCAGCACTGGAGAGCCTGGCCCATGAGGACGCAGGTGATGTCGTTGCCGCGGACAATGCGAGGCCCGTCCTTCTGGTCCCGGATGGCGCCGTAGAAGAACGCCGAGCCGAGCACCAGGAAGGAGACCAGCAGGCCGTAAGCTATCCACAGCAGCACACCCTGGCTGCCCGACTTGCGTTCATTTGCCATCGGCGGCCTCCGGGACCAGCAGATATCGGCCATCGGTGCAGGACATCTCCCCGTCCACGGTGATGGTGAGATTTCGCAGCTCGAAGTCAGCGCTCGATATCCTGCATGCAATGGCTCCGGCGCGATGCTTCTGCTCGCCTGAGCCGATCATCTTCGGGAAGCGAGCCACCGAAAGGGCAGCCATCATCCCGGCGTAGTGGCCGGCCTGCTCGTCAGTGCGTGCGCTGTATTCGCGCATGAAGGCCTCGCCCATCGCGCCCAGGAACCCTTCCCAGCCTGGGAACTGCTGGAAGTAGTCCAGAAGGGTGCCATCGGTTCGCGCTACAGATTCGGAATCGTTGATATCGTGGCGCGCAACGCCGCGACGCCGGGATGGCGCATGGACCACTCCGCCGCCGGTGAAGTCCTTCAGGGCGTCAAGCTTCACGGAGATCTCGCCGATGACCTGCCCGTGCTTTGCCACTGCGCCTGCTGGCTGCACTGTCACCTCAGGCATCAGGCCGGCTCGCCGCGCCTTCTCCCATCCATCCATGAACATTTTCAGCATGTCGATGGAGAGTTCGCAGGACCATCCATCCTGGTAGAGCGTCTCATCCAGGTCTTGGATTCGGCTGGTGTTATTCGCCACCCCTGTGTCGCCGAGCATCTCGCCCTCCCCTTCGGATAGCCGGCTGAGCTGGCCAGCCAGGCGCGGACTGAAATCGCTGACCCTTACGCGAAGCTCGCGAGCGACCTCAATTGCGAAGCTCAGGCCGATGGAATTTCTGCCGTTCAGGTAGTGACTGAGAGAGCCCTGCCTCATGCCGAGCAGTTTCGCGAGCTTCTCCTGGGTAAGCCCGAGCTCATCCTTCTTGATGGAGTAGATGGCCTTCAGGGCTAAGCACTCGGCAAGATGCTCGCCGCTTAGCTGCCGCACCTTCGGCTCTGGTACGGCGCTGTACTTGCTGGAATGGTCTTTCATGCGTTGAGCTCCTTGTAATGGAGACGTGTCTGCGGCCTGGGGACTTGAACATCTGAACGGTGTTCGGGCGGCCATCCGGCGTCAGCCCAGGCGACGAAGGCCAGCACGCTGCAGATCAACCACAGAGCCGGCGACAGGAAGGCGATAAGCACCATCTCGGGCCTGGGGCTGAAGAACATGACCGGAGCCAGGTAGAAGAGGGCGAAGGATGTGCAGGCGAGCCAGCAGGCGAGCACCAGGGCGATCAGAATGCGCTTGGCCATCAGATGGCACCCCGCCGGATGAGGTCGCGAGAAACGGAGCTGGCGTGAGCTGCTGCGGCCTTGAGATCGGCCACGGTCAGCGCGTCGATGTCCTTGCCGAGGGCGCGGATGTGCTCAGCGAATGCGCGCTCGGCGCTGAGGTTCCAGCCGGTGAAGAAGCCGCTGAAGTCGTGCATCTCTTCGTGGAGCTTGAGCGCCCACACGTTGATCGGGTCGTTGCGATCCCAGCCCATGTCATGCCACCCAGGCCGCTTCGATGCGGCGAACGGATGTGAACGTCTCGACCCTGCGCGGGCCAGCAGGGCGGCGAATAGCATTTGGGTTTTGCTGGAGGCCGACCAGCAGGGCGAGGATCATGCACAGAGCGGGCACGATGATGCCGCGACGGAAAGCTTCTGCCACCAACGCCGCGCGCTTGTAGGTCTGGAGCTTGTGCATGACGCGCTCAACCGCACCCTTCACGGTGCGCGGCGAGATACCAGCGCTCTGCGCGACCTGCTTGTCGGTTTCACCGGCAGCAATAGCGAGAAGGCAGCGCAGCTCGCGCTCCGCAATCCCTGAATCGAGACTGCCCTTCCAACCTTGTACTGTGATTGTGCGGCTCATGAAAAAGGTACCATTGGTTCTCGTTGGGGCTAGATTGCGCTGCTGTCGATCTAGTGTCAAGAACCATTGGTACCTATTACGCGCAAAAAAAAACCGCCTGGTCGGCGGATTTTTGGCTGGCTACCTTGAGCTACATGAACATCTCTGCCCAGAAAACCCGACCCAGCACTTCGATTGAGTACTCCTCGATCTCGCTCCTTGAATATGACTCATCGGGGTGTTCGTCATGGTTGAAGCTTCGAACTCTCAAACCTCCATTTGGGGCTCTATAAAGGGATTTGATCCTTAGCTGTCCATCTTGAGAGATGGCATAAACTTTTCCGTCAACGATAGAGGTTGATCCTCGATCAACTGCGACGGTGCTGCCATGAGGAAGCACGGGGGACATGCTATTTCCTGTCACCCTAACGCAGACGACACGGTCAAACTGAACACCGGCAGCGCGGAGCGTTGCCTTTGGGAATCTCATTTTCTGAGAGCAGCTGACCTCAACCGCGGTACGCCCAGTCCCGCCTGAAAGCTCCACCTCCTCGAAAAACGGCACCTCAACTTCATCGTCCGAAGGAGGGAGCCCCTCATCAAATACAGCAATCGGAAGCATGTCGGGGACGTGGTCTTTCCCGGTCTCGGGGGGAGACTGGAGAGCTAGCTCATCACTTCCCCATACCAGCCATGGCAGACCGACCTTCAAAAGGGTAGCGATCTTGAGTACTCGCTCATTGCTTGGAGTTGAGTCTCCGTTGAGCCATTTCTGAGCGGCCTTATTGGTCACCCCTGTTTCCCGTGCAAGACGAGCTGCCAGCCCGCGCGACGGAATATTCGCCCGCTTCGCCGCTTCACGCAGGCGTGCAGCAAAGGCGAGTCGGTCATGATTGTCGTATGAAAGTACCATTAGTCCATTATCCTTGAGCTTGACGGAACTTTCAGTTCCTGTTCAACTGGTACCGACGGTCCTAATTGGTGTTTCTATGAGCTCGATAAAGACAGCTGTTGAGGCGGTCGGTGGCTCTTCAAGTGCGGCCAAGATATGCGGAGTCAGCCCTCGGGCAGTGAACAAATGGATTGCAGCGGGGAAGCTGCCTCGCACCGAGTACACCGGGGAAACGAGGCACGCCAAGAATCTTGCCGCTGCCGCCGGGACGTTCACTTCTGAGTGGCTGCTCTCAACCGCATCAAGAGCCCCGGCCAGCCTTGATGAAAAGACTACTGAATCTGCTCCAGAGCAGTAAGCGCTGAATCTCCCTGTTTTTTTGAACAGTGGTTTCTGACAGGCCAGGCGCCTTGAGGATGGATTCGATGTTGAGGCGAGGGGTTCGAATGATTTTTTCTGGACTGGAGGTGCCGGTCGTTTTGTAGCGGCTAACTGGTTCATTGCCCGCTCACGTTTCTGCGGGCATGAAAAAACCCGCCTTGCAGGGCGGGCTCTCAACACCACTCGTTGCAGCGAGTGGTTGTACTTCATCGCTATAGAGGAGCGAGGAAATGTCACACCCCGAAGTTACCAAAGAGACCCCTGATGAGCAAGGGGGGCATGAACCCCTTTCAGCCGTAGAGATTGCATACGACGCCGTCGAATGCATGCGGCTCGAGTCGCTCAGTGCGCGTGAACTGATCTCGGTTCTCCGCGCAATCGACCGCGATATGGACTCGACACAGCACATCCGTCAGCTCTGCCGAGCAGGGATGAAGGCCGCCGAGTACGTGTGCGAGGGGCTGGAAGCAATGGCCGACGTCTTCAAGGTCCAGCTTGGCCAGCTTCAGGGCGAGGAAGTGGCCACTGATAGCGCGGAGGTGGCTCATGTGTAGTCGCGCCGTCCGCAGCAACTCCCAGGCCTTGGCTGACCGGCTGCAAGAAAGCATCCACTCCATCGGCTCACTGGCCGAGATCCTCTCCGAAGACATCGCATACGAGGGGTCTGACCCAGGCCCGAGGCTCACGCCGGGCGGCCAGGCCTCCATCCACTTCGCCATTCTCACTATCTCCAGGTGCGCCCAGGAAGACCTGATCGCGCTGCTGGACGACCTGCAGGTGCCAGCATGAAGACCAAATCCCATTGGGGCAGCCTCCTCTGGATGGCCGCCGATATCGCTCCTGTATCCAGTCCAAAGGCCGAACAAGTCCAGCACCTGCGGACGACCGTTGCAACGGCTCAGTCCCTTCAGTTCCTGATTGGGAATGGGTTGGCCGCCCTCGATTCGCTCCTGTCCGGGCTCGACGATGAGCTCGAGGCATATCAGTCCATGGATCTCGTCAGGCTGCTCGCCAGTCTCGGCGAGGCGAACCTCGCCCTTATGACAATCGTCGTGGATGGCACCTCGATTCTGAGCAAGTCGGAGAACAAATGAAGAGCATCGTCACAGGCGGCGATGCCGCCACCATGACCAGCTTAGAACTGGTCGACTTCATCAACAGCCACCGCGAACAGCAAGCCAAGGCGGATGACCAGCTGTTTCCGTCGGATGCCTTCCCGGAGCTTCTGCACAAGAACTTCCTTGCGAAGGTGCCCGAAGTGCTCGGAGAAAGATCGGCTGATTTTCTAGCCGATCTCCCTGACAGCTACGGGCGACCTCGCCGCGGCTACCGTTTCCCGAAGCGCGAATCCTGCCTCATGGCGATGGACTTCCTCAACGAGAAGGCCTCCTTCAGGTTTACTCCGTCGGAGGAAACCTCCAAACAGGGCGCCGGGAGGGGTGTATGAACCTGATGTCCAGCACCGCACTCACCATGTCCTCGCAACAGATCGCTGATCTTGTTGGATCACGCCACGACAAGGTCAAGCAAAGCATTGAGCGCCTGGCCGAGCGTACAGCCATTCAACTTCCCCCAATGGGGGAAGTTAGAAACCACCTCGGCCAGACGGTCTCGGTCTACCTGGTGTGCAAGCGCGATAGTTTCGTCGTGGTCGCTCAACTCAGCCCTGAGTTCACCGCTGCGCTTGTTGACCGCTGGCAAGAACTGGAGCGCCAGGCCGGCCAGGGTCTCATACCCAATTTCTCCAGCCCCGCCGAGGCAGCCAGGGCTTGGGCTGAGCAGTATGAGCAGCGCCAAGCCCTGCAGTTGGAGAACCAGCACCAGGCCGAAGCCATCGCAAGCCTCGAGTCGCTGTTCCTGTCCGGCGAGACGCCCACCCAGTTCTGCAAGCGCTTGAACGGCGTGAACTGCTCCCGGGTGAACAGCACCCTGCTCGATATTGGCTGGCTCTACGACGAGAACCGCGGGGAGAACGGCTCCCCTCGCTACCGCGTAGCCAGCCGTGTCCGCGACAAGTACCTCACCGAACGCCCCCGGAAGATCGCACCGGAGGGTGGCGACGCCTTCATCAAGTACGACCTGCAGCTGCTCCTGGCCGGCGCCCAGCGCCTGCACCAGCTCTACATGCAGCAAAAGCTGGCCATGAAATCCACATGGGATGGCCGCTTCACGCAGGCCAAGCACACCGGGGAGACCATCTAATGAAAAAATCCGACAAAACCAAGCAGCTCATGGAGCGCGTGGCTCGCGCCGGCGTCGACCTGGTTGAGGCTGAGCGCTGTCTCCGCCAGGCCCGCGCCGAGATCCGCGCCATGTACGCCACCTACTTCCGCGCACACGGCCGCCCGGAAGGGGATTTCAAACCCTACAACGAGGCATTCAAGGGTGTCGTCCAGTTCACCGCCGCAGCGAATGATCGCCGGAGCGGTGCCCGCCAGAAGGTCTACAACGCTCGCCGCCGCCTGGAGAGCGCAGTTCGTGCACTGGGGCGCGCCAAATGAGCATTCAGTCCATGACCTGGGCGCTTGAGCAGCGTGTCGTTACCGACGCCACGACGCGCCACGTTCTTCTCTGCCTGGCCAACTACGCCGACAAGGACGGGAGGGGCTCTTTCCCTTCCGCCGCAAGCCTTTCCGAGGACACCGGGCTGTCGGAGCGGACGGTCCGCTACAAGCTCGACGCACTCGAGAGGATGGGGGTTATACGCCGGGGTAATCAGGCTATCGCTGCCGCCTACATCGACCGCTCTGATCGCCGCCCCGTTGTCTACGACATCGTAATGAGCCGGGTGCAGCAGGTGCACCCCGTAGAGGTCGACGGGGTGCAAATGAAGACGGGACGGGGTGCAAATGAAGACGCTACGGGGTGCACCAGCTGCACCCAATCCGTCATTGATCCGTCAATAAACCGAAAAGCTATACGCCACCCCAAGGGTGACGCCACATCCGAATGGGTATCAGCGGAGGCTATGACCGACTCGATGCCCGGCCTAACGCTGGGGGTGGCCAAAGACTATCTGGCCATGCGTCGCGCCAAGCGAGCGAAGCTCACCGACCGAGCCTGGAAGGGCATATCCAAGACTCTGCACGAACTGGCCCGCCACCGGGTTACTCCTGACGACGCGCTGAGCAAGGCGATTGAGCGAGCCTGGACTGGCCTTGAGGTTTCGTGGTTCAGGAATGCCGGTTTGCTCCCTGCGTCCACTGGCACCCTGACCAACCTCCCCACCCACGCACCGAGCCCGGAGAACTTCGATGGCCGATTCTAGTTTCCTGAAGGCCCCGGCGAAGCAGCGCGGGGAACCCATGTTCGATAGCTGCCCCGAGCACGGCCAGTTCGAGTCCTGGCTGACTGAGCAGTTCGATGGCGGCTGGAAGGCGAACACCTGCCAGCAGTGCCAGTGGCAGGCGCTGAACTGGCGCCACGTCGCCGAGGCGGACCGGAGCGCAGCTCGTGAGGCGAAGCGCGCTGAGATCGTGAACCAGCGCCTGATCGGTAGCGGCATCACCCCGCGCTTCCGCTCCTGCAGCTTCGACAACTTCGACCATGCCGGCGACCAGGCCAAGCGCTCCGCCCTCGAGTCCTGCCGCCGCTACGCCGAGGACTTCGATGCCGTGCAGCGCGAGGGCCGCTCGCAGCTGCTGCTGGGCAATCTCGGTACCGGCAAGACGCACCTGGCCAGCGCCATCGTCCAGAGCGTAATTCGCAAGTACTCGGCAACGGCGATCGTCACGACTGCCAGTGAGATTGCTCGCGCGGTCAAGGCGACGTTCGCCAGGTCCTCCAAGATCAGCGAGCGGGATGTCCTAGACGAGCTGGCCAGCGTTGACCTGCTTGTGATCGATGAGGTTGGGGTGCAGGTCAGCACCGGAGACTTCGGCCCTGGCCTGCTTCACGAGGTGATCGATCGCCGGTACCAGCAGGTGCTGCCGACCATCGTGATCAGCAACGTAACCGTAGAGGAGCTTCCACGGTTCATCGGGGATCGTGCGCTTGACCGGCTCCGCCAGGGCTCCAGCCGTCTCGTGCGGTTCACTTGGGATTCCGTGCGGGGTGAGGCATGAGCGAGTTTCTGAGCCCCAACCTGTACAGCCTTGAGGCTGAGCACGGAGTGCTGGGAGCAATCATGCTCAGCAGCCTGCGGGGTGACCTGCAGGTGGTTGAGCAGGCCCTCGACGCCGTGACCTCCGAGGACTTCGCCTTCGAGAACAACGCCGCTCTCCTGCAGGCGCTGCGCGCCACCCACGCCGAGGGCATGCCGCTGGACCCGGTCACGGTTGGCATCACCGCCAGAACACTGCCCGACGGCGAGTTGACCATGGCCTATGCCACGGAAATCACCCGAGACGTGCCATCGGCGGCGAACTGGAAGGCTTACGCCGGTCACCTGAGAAAGCTGACCGTGCTGCGCCAAGTCGTCGACGCCGGGCGGGCTGTACAGGAGGCAGCCACCGCCGGCGGCGCCCTGGCAGAAGTGGTCGCCAAGGCACAGCAGGCTGTTGCCGATCTGCGCGACATCGACGGCGCGGAGCCTGACGTCGTGCGTATCGGCGAGCTGCTGCCCGCAGAGGTTGACCGCATCGACCGTGGCTTCAACGGCCAGATTGTCCCGAAGTTGTCCACCGGCCTGGCCGCCCTCGACGACCTGCTGGGCGGTGGCCTCCGGAAGAAGTCCATGGTGGTCATCGCCGGCCGCCCTGGCTCGGGAAAGACAACCCTGGGCCTGCAGATCGCTCAGAACATCGCGGTGAGCGGTGCCGGCGTATCGCTGGTGTTCTCTCTCGAGATGCCCAAGGAGGAGCTGGTACAGCGATCCCTGGCATCCGTCGGCGGCCTTCCGCTCCGTAGGCTGGATGACGCGGCCAAGATGCAAGACGAGGACTGGCCCAAGCTGACGCACGCTGTCAGCAAGCTCGCCGACGCGCCGCTGTACCTCTGCGATCGATCGTCGCTCAGCGTGGCGCGCATACGCTCTGAAGCGCGCAAGGTGCAACGTCAGCACGGACTGGCGGCGGTGGTGGTGGACTACATCGGCCTGATCGCCGGCGAGGGCCCGAACCGAACCGAGCGCATCGCGACGATATCCACCGCGCTCAAGAACCTCGCGAAGGAGCTTGATGTGCCAGTCCTGGTGCTGGCTCAGCTCAACCGCGACTCCACCAAGCGCGCCGGTGCCGCCAAGAAGCCTCAGGCCAGCGAGCTTCGAGACAGCGGCCAGATCGAGCAGGACGCCGACATGGTGCTGCTCGTGCATCGCGACATGGACACCGACGCCGGCCAGGCGGGTGTAACCGAGCTGATCCTCGACAAGGGCCGCCAAGCCAAGCTCGGCAGCTGCCACGTCCAGCAGGAAGGCCAGTACGCCCGCTTCACCGACCTCATCACCCGCGACTACAGCCAAGACGAAGTCGAGATGGGTCGCCCCTATCGCGGCCGCCAGTACTCCCAGGGAGACGACGAATGAGCAATGAGAAACGTGGGCCGCTGGTAATGCCGGCGACTCTGGAGGAGTGCGCCTCCGTGATGGAGCAGCTGAGCTTCGACTGCACCAACATCCGCACCCAGGTGGACGCCGCCAAGGCGAACCAGAAGGCCACAGGCCGCTATTCGGACCCGCAGTGGTTCGCCAGGGCCACGGCCGCACTGCGCTGGATGAGTCGCGACCGGCAACGTCTGCAGGAACACATGGCCAAGCTCCGCAAAGAGTCGCGATCTACCGCTGAGGCCTGCCGCGACAAGCTGCTGATCGAAGCGCTCCGTGAGCACGTCACCGCCGGGGTGTTCGCCAGATGCGTGCTGGAGGCTGACCTTCAGAACCACAGCGCCTGGGGCGTCGGAAGGCCGGGAGGTGATGCATGACCGCACGCACCGAACGGACGACGTTCACCGACGTCGCTATCCGTGCCGCCGCTGGCGAGCAGGATGTGCGGGAGCTGCGCGACATGCGCCACCCGGCCCTGCGCTTCCGCTTCAGCCAGGGCCGCCAGAGCGGCACCTGGTGGGTGGTGATCGCTGACGACTGGTCGAAGCTGGGCCGCTGGCCCGGCCTCACCGCGAAGGCTGCGCTGAATGCCCTGCCGTTGGCGCTGGAGCGCCTGGCCGTGGACCGCAAAGCCGCGGTGGCGTCCTCCGCCTGGCGCACGGTGGGTGACCTGCTGCGCTGGTACGGCGCCCGCGTGGACGGCGACAGGAGCATCACCGTCAAGCGCCGCGACGACGTGGGTACCGCCCTCGAGCGACACCTGTTGCCGGCTCTGGGAGAGGTGGTGCTGCTGGACCTCAGCTCCGACGCGGTTGACCGCCAGTTGATCTGGCCGCTGATGGAGAGCCTGTCGCCGGCCTACGTGCGGCAGATCCTGCGCGTCCTGCTGGCAGCCCTGCGCCAGGCGGTGAAGCTGAAGCTGCTTCTGGCCAATCCGCTGGACGGGGTGAAGTTCTCCGACTTCGTGGCCAAGCGGATCAAGCCGAAGCCAGCCCGTTTGCACGCCATGTTGGTGGAGCAGCTCCTCGCCAATCTCTGCGAGCTGCTCAGGAAGGACCCCAGGGGCGCGATGCTGGCGCTTTTGATGCTTACCCATGGCACCCGCATAGGGGAGACCCGGAAAACGCGCTGGCGGCACCTCAGCTTCACGGAATGCATCTGGCTTCTTCCAGCCCAGAACACGAAGACGGGCGTGCAGCACGAGCTCCCCCTCACCAGCCAGGTGGTGGCGCTGCTCAAGCGCTACCAGGAACACCAGCGGCGCACCATCGGCCAGCAGGACTACCTCTTCCCCGGCGCCAATGGGCAGCCGCTGTCGGCCCGACAGGCCTCAGCCCTGTTCCGCAACATCAGCTCGGGCGAGTGGACTAGCCACGACCTGCGCAAGGTGGCCCGCACCGGCTGGACTGACCTTGGCGTCGACTACCTGGTGGGGGAACTGCTGGTGAACCACGCCCTGCCGGACATGGCCACCACGTACATCAAGACCCATGCCCGCCGCCTGCAGCGTGAGGCGCTCGAGCTGTGGTGCGCATGGCTGGACGAGCGCGGTTTCGATGCCATCCACGGCAAGACAGAGACGAGTAGCGCCGATTCGCAAAACAGCGATGAAGCCAACAGCGGCGGGCTAGATACGGCAATTCCGCCACCTACTGATAGGAGGGGGAAGGAAGCCCCCGAGGGGTGGTTGTGATGATCGACAAGCCATCCCCATTCGCCCTGCCTCGCAAAGTGATGACCGAGATCGAGCGCCGCTTCCTGAAGCTGGCCGCTGATGAGCTGGCCAGCGCCAAGCCAGGCGGAACCCAGGCCTTGGCTTCCCTGCTGGATCTGGTCGCCTCCTGGCATGGCGACCGCACCGGCAAGCCCTTTCACGACTACGGCCGAGGCTGGGTTGCCGAGGGAAATGCCCGGCACCCGGCGGCAGACGCACTGCTGCGCGACCTCTTCGGCCTCAATAACGAACCCGACCCACGGAGGGCGGCATGACCATGATTCTTCTGGAGAAGGCTTCCGGCCTGGCCATCAATCCGGCCGACCTGAGCAGTATGCGTATCCGGCACTCGTCCGCTGGCACCACCCTGGAGCTCGCCATGCGCACTGGCGAGGTGATCCAGGTCGCGCACCGCCCCGCCATGCATGAGGGCGCCGACATCTACAGCGTGCACAAGCAGCTGCTGGAGGTCGCATGACGGTCTATCGCGACGTGATGCCCGCCATCGTGCGGGTAATAGCCGCTGACACCATGGACAGCACAGCCCGCCAGAGCTGGCAGAAGCTGATCGAGCGCAAGGTTGACGGCGGGTTCCGCGCGCTGCTGGGGGCTAGGGACCAGTTCGACTTCGACTGCATCCTTCACGCCCTGCTGCATCGAGAACTCACCTCGGCGGAGTGGGACGTGCTCTATGCCAAGTACTCCACCCATGAACCCCGACGGCTCGACGCCATCAATCGGCTCATCCCGAGGATATCGGCGCCTTGCCCTCACCTGTTCCTGACAAAGGCCATCTACACCTGGGCCATTCCGAAGCTGAAAGGCAAGGAGGGAAAGCGCTCCACGCATGTGCTGCGCCTACCTGACGCGTTCTACGACATCAACACCTGGGACATGGATGCCCGGCCGGACTCCACCCGCAGCCGATGGCGCCGAGGGATCTGGAAGTCTCTCGACGCCCTGGAGGAGCAGGCCGTGGTTCGGGTGACAGAGATCCTTGAGCGCGAGCAGTTGATCTAATGGCCTTCGTTCATCCGTGCATAGAGGGGTTGACGACTGTGAGCGGATGAGCGAAATTCACCACCATCATCTGATCCGTGCGCGCTGCCGAGATCAGCTCCAAAAAGACCCGGCCACCGAGCCGGGTCTTTTGTTTCTGCATTTCGGGTTTCGGCACCGCATACCGCCGAGACCTCCCCTTAGCGCAGCAGACCCTCCCCCTCGCTGGGTTCGCGCTCTTGCCCCTCACCTGGGGCCTTTTATTCATGGAGTGACCCATATGGCAGAGCCGAGCCTTGGAGTGCTGGGCGGCGTTGCCGCGGGCGTAACTGTCGGGGCGGCATGGGCTGGCCTGGACCTGAACGCTGTTATGGGTGCTCTGGCTGGCTCGCTGCTCTTCGTGCTGTTCGCGCCCGACCTGAGCATCTACAAGCGCATTGGGTACTTCCTGGTGAGCCTGGTCGCTGGGTACTACGGTTCTGCCGAACTGATCGGGGTTGGCGCTGCTCGAACCAGTGGCGGCGCCTCGTTCGTGTGTGCCGCGCTGGTGGTGACCATCTCGATCACCATCCTCGAGTGGATTCGCGGCGGGAAGATGCCGGAGTGGCTCCGGTCTCTTCTCGACCGTAGAGGAGGCGGCAGCAATGGCTGATCTATGGACCCTGTTGGCGGCGCTGTCCTGCGCCGCGATCTTCATCCGCATCATCACCTGGCGCCATGCGGGCGAGCGCTACCGGTTCTGGATAGGGCTGTGCGCCTATGCCCTTGCCGTGTGCACTGGGTGCTTCGCGCTGACCGTGCTGCTGGAGTTCCTGTCTGCCAAACCCATTGAGCCTGTTTCGCCATGGCTTGCCCTGGTGCTGGTGTGGCTGTCGGTGCTGGTCTGGCTCGCCCGGGGCAACGTGGCCCGCATCGTCCAGGTCAACTGGGCAACGCATTGGGACGGCACTGATCGCCGAAGGAGATAGTCATGCCCGCACGCTCCCTGAAGCCATGCGCGACGCCTGGCTGCCGGGAGTTGGTGCGCGGCTCTGCTCATTGTCCTCGCCACCAAGTGCTAGCCGACCAGCGTCGGGCTGAGCACATGAAGAAGGTGCACGCCGCCTACAACCAGAGGCGTGACGACAGTGACAAGTTCTACAAGTCGAAGGCATGGCAAGCATGCCGGGCTCAGTTCAAGCGCGCACATCCTCTATGTGAGGAGTGCGAGCGGCGTGGAAAGGTGGTGGAGATGGACATCGTCGACCACCGAGTGCCCTTCAAGGAAGCGCCTCACCTCGCCCTGGACTGGGCCAACCTGCGATCCCTGTGCAGGGGATGCCACAACCGCGTCGGACGCCGCGTAGGGCTAACCGGAGGGCATGGGGGAGGGGAAAAACTCTAACCTCGCCGAATGCCGAACGACGGGGGGAGCCTTTTTTCCATTTCCACAAAATTCGGATTCCCAGAAATGGCCAGGCCACGCAAGCCGACGAACGTGCTTGAGCTGACCGGTGCGTTCAAGAAAAACCCAGACCGCGCCCGCGAGGACGCGCAGACCGTCGGTGCACTTTCAGCGCCGCCGACTCACCTGAACGGGGGCGCCCTTCACGCATGGAATGAGATTGCGGGGTGCGCTCCGCTTGATGTGCTGACCGACTCGGACCGCCTGGCATTGGAGATCGCCGCCCAACTGCTCTTCCAGTTCCGTACCGACCCGGTGGAGTTCCCGGCGACCAAGCTGGTCCGCCTTGAAGCGCTCCTCGGGAAATTCGGCATGACCCCAGCTGACCGCGCCAAGGTGGCCGGCGGCAGCAAGAAGCCCAAGGGCAACGAGTTCGAAGAATTCTGA